CGTTAGGCTCAATGGCGCGCAACTTACCTTTTGTAGTTTCCACAGTCCACCTATTTGAAGTAAGGTTGCGCAGCTGAACTGGGTACTTGTCACCCGGCACGGACACAACTTCAATGTCTGGGTTGTTATCTAAATCGACATAGATTCTAGACCCAGGAGTAAGCATGACGTCACGATTCGGAAATCTAAGTATGCCTGCGACAGTTATGGGCTTGCCACAACACATACATTTACTGGTAGGATCGTTTGCAAAGGTCTCATCACCACAGCTTGGGCACCGCAACAAAGCGTCTCGTGATTGCTGAATAATGCGCAGCCAATCAGCTTCTATGATACGGATTTTCGGATTCTTAAAGCATTCTTCGCTGAAATCTTTGATAAAAGCATCACGCAAGGTTTTGGGATAAATGGGCCAGCGACGAATCACATTCTTGTGCACGCCTCTAACTGGTCGATTATCAGGTTTAGTGGGGTCATAGATGAAGATGGGTTCTTCACCATAAAATTTTCTTTCGTTTTTTTCAGTCATACAGGGGCAACTTAAAACTTTAGCGCCCTCTAATGGGTGATTACCAAAGAAAATCATAAACAAGACTATAGCAAGTGAATATCGATCGCTTGCCTTGTTTGGTAGAGATTTTCCGCAAACAATTTCGGGTGCCATATATCGAGCCTTACCTAAAATACCCGAATTGTCACCTTCAGGGAATACGTTGTCGTTATCGCAGATAAGAACATCGCCAGTTTCGGGGTTAATGAAGAAGTTACCGTCATTCAAGTCTTGGTAACTATATCCAAAAAGATGCAAATCCTTGAATCCTTGACATATTTTCATGGCTGCGTTAGTCATAGCCTCAAAACTTTTGAACTGAACATGCGCCAATATAAACTGTCCAAACTCATAATAGCCTTCTTTACGAATTTGCATAATATATCCGTAAGACCCTTTCTGCCTTTCGGTTAGAAACTCTGGCCACAAAAAAGCATCAGATGGTGCACCTTTTGAAATATTCTCCTGCAGGTTCTTGTAGAACTTGTTGTTGGGTGGATTAATGTACCATTTAAGTGCCATCTTAATTCCAGCAACTTCAACAAGGTAAACTATACCTTGTCCTCCTCGACCAAGTTCTTTAATAACTCTCGCTTGAGAGCCATTGGTCAAACTGATTAAATCGTTAGCTTTAAGTTCTGTCATATTTCAGCGTATTTAATATATCAACGTATATATTATTATATGTATTATATTTCGAAAGGTAACCATTTCAAAATTTAGAATCCTCCGCCACTTAGGTCAACTTCTTTTTGTTGTCGAAGTGAGCTGGAGTTACCGCAATTCGGGCAAGTTACATATTCCTGCTCATGGTAACAAACCACTTTGCCACACCGCCCACAGATATAGAAACTTTTTGAACCGCAATGTGGGCAGCCGTTAAAGTCGGGAGCATACATCACGCCGCCGCGAGTATGAGATTTGTCATAGCCCTCGCGAGCACCTTGCCCAGGCTTGATTTTGAAGGCCCAGTGAAAGACACAATAGCCCTCTTTCGGGTCGACGGTGATTCCGAAAGGTTTCTTTGTTTCTTCGCACATTGCCATTATAGCAAAGGCTTTTTCGCTAAGTTTTGCCATAAACAAATCAGCTATTTGCGGTTCTCAGATAAGCCACCATAAAGTCTTTGCATTTGCGTCGTTCTTGGCGCATTGCCTCAACTGAATAAGGGCTATATTTCTCAAAGATGTCGAGACCACGGCCTAGAGTAATAGTCCAACCGGTATCAGTTTTGATGCAACGGTCGTGGAACTCTTTAAATGTATATGCAAATTCTATGCCATAGCCAACGAGGTCGTCTTTCACATCATCGAGGCGGTCGATAAGTTCTGGAATCTTTTCATCGACCTCACTGGTTACTAGATTGATTTTCAGCCCCTCAACATTTCGTGTTTCAATCAGCATAGTGACAAATTCCACTAAATTTTTCACTTGCCACGAAGTGCGGATGTAGGGGTCTTCAATCGTGATTTCGTTGGCGGTTTCCAGATATTGAGCAAACAGAGACTTGTAGGAAACGCCAGTTTGCCCAAGTCGGAAGTTGAGATTTTGCTCACGCAGCACTTGAATGCGAGGACGCGGAGTGCGAGGCACAGCAGCACCGCCGTTGTCATCGCTTGGTTTGTCAGAGTCCTCGGGCTCATCGGTGGCCTCATCAGGTGTGGTAATCGGCATGATTAGCGCATTGCTCACCGTTTCGAGAGTCTGCACATTTATTTCCATTCCGTTTGCGAGAATGGTATAGACGAACTTTGCAGGTTCAGCCTTGAAAGTTTCGTCGATGATGTAGAGCTGGTCTTTCACTCGCTTGCGGCTCTCGGCAGCAAAGTCGATGAGCTCCAGTATCTCCTCGTTAGAGGCGTTGCCATCGGGATAGAGCAACTTCATCATTCCAGAGAATGTCTTGCGAATAGCAAGGTGGTCACGCTCGGAGAGCGAGCCATCGAACTGTACATAGTCTTTCAGTTTGCCTGTAAGGTCGATGTTACGAAGTTCGTGCAGGATTGCAGCGATATAGTCTGTAATCAAGCCGTAGCCTTTCGAGAAGCTGTTCTTCTTCAACATCTTTATCTCCCATCCTGGGTTGTAAAGATGTATGCGGTCGAGGAACGCACCTTTTATAAATGAAGTGGGAATGGACTCAAAGAGGTGTGTATTCTTTAGCATATAAGGCACGGTATGCTTGGTGTTGCCCACAAACACCATCGATGCCGAAGCCTCGTGAGTTCCTTTACCACGGTTGAACGACTTGTTGGCGAGGTAGTTTTGCATGGTGTCGATAAGCACTGCATCGACATTGCGGCCTTTCTGCTGCTCAAACTCATCCCATGCGACCACATCCCAATAGCCAACAAGACCAAGTTCTTCACGCTTACCGCTCATGCGCACGAACAGGCGTGGCGAGGTCACATCGCCACCGCTGACAAGCACACCATAAGGAGACAATTCTTGGAACACATGGCTCTTGCCAGTGCCTTTCGGGCCAAGTTCCATGAAGTTGAAATTGTTCTCGATGTGCGGTAAGAGCCTTGCGAGCGTGATGAACTTCTCACGGCGGTTCAAAGCCTCGGGGTTTAAGCCGACAGTGTGAGTAAGGAAGTCAAGCCATTCATCGGTGCTGAATTTTTTACGCTGGTCGATGTAATCGTTGAGATCGACATTGGAAATTTGAATGGGCTTCAAGTCCTGAATTTCCCATCGCACTTTCACATCCTCACCGGAAATATAGCCGATGGTGACGATGCACCAAACGCCATTGCCCGACAAAAGTTTGGGGTTCTTCTTTACATATTCTGTGCCGATAGGAACATTCATCAAGCCGAGGTTGGCGAATGTCGCTTGGTATTCATCGGCTTTCTCGTTGAGTACCGCAGTCACCTTATCTATGATACGGTGTCGCCCAGCCTCGCGGATGCGTCCTTTGACGGTTTCCGACTCGGCACGATGCACATAGTTGTTCTGAATGATTTGCTTGACTTTCTCCAAGCCTTCAGAAATAATCTGCTCGTCGTCGCTTGCGCAGTATTGGCCGAGCAGGTACTCTAGCACATAGGTGGGCACAGGCAGACCGCCTTTCACGAGAAAGGCAAGGTCTTTGCGTACCACTTTGCCGCTAAATGCATTCAGTATTTTACTCTGTAAGTCAGTCATAGAAATTATGTGTTTTACTCATCAGAAATCCATTTCGATGAGTGTATTATTAGTTATGTTCATTTTCACTAGAGGATTAAGCGGGTCTTTGGTGTCGTAGATACGCAACTGGAGCACCGAAGCCTTTGTGGGTTTGTTGAGCGTCAACTCAACGGGGTACTTGCGAGCGTCGAGCGAAGCATCGCCACGATTGAGTGTGAATGTGGATTGCGGCGAAACGATGTTGTCGCCATCGTAAACGGCACATCTGATTTCACGCTCTTTGCTCTCACCGCTGACCGCCTCGGTCTGTAAGACGGTGAACTTGACACGGCTTGAAGTCATGCGCAAGTTTTGTTCAAGGATGGCCACACCCACGGCTTCGCGTTTCTCCTTGCCGCTCTCTCGGTGAGAAATGATAATCGGTATTATTATTTCCTGCAATGCAGCTCCACCGTGGCAGAACACATAGTCGCCACCCTGTGAGTAGAGTCGGTTCGTACCGACCGGCACTGCCACCATCAGGTCGGCATTATCCATGCCGCTTACCTCGTTGAGAGGGAATTTGGCGATATTGCTCTGCGGCTCATTGCTGTGAGTGATATAGTAGCGAGGCTTGCTCTCCACCATTTCGTCATTCACTGGCTGCTTGTCCTTGTCTTCAAACTTGATGTCATTGAACAAGAAGCCGTGGTCGCTCGTGATGATGACGTTAGTAGCATCAGCCGAGCCATGCAAACTTTTCACGAGACGGAACAATTCATCCACGGCACGCTCGCAACTATCGGTTATTGTCTTTGTAGGCTTATTGCCGTGCGAGCTGTCATCAATCGTATCATGGTAGATGAAAACCAGATTGTCACGGACAAGTTCGCGGTTTTCAGTCTTCCATTGTGCCTCGTTGATGACTTTATAAGTCTTGCAAACCGAATTGGGAATATATTGTTGCAAGTGCTTCTGCCTCGATATGGTGTCGATAAGTACTTCATCATCGACCAGCATCTTTTGCGGTTCAGCAAAATGCAGAGTGCCGTTCGGCAAAAGTGCGTTCTTGCAATAACACGTCTCAGTGGGAAGCATTGACAGAGCCGATTCGATGCTCAACGGGTGCTTCAGTTCCTGCAATCGCTCGGCGAGTTGCGCTGCTACTTCGTAGCGCAGTGCGTCGCTGATGACCACTACCACCTTGCCCGACATCGGCTTGACATACTTCTCGTAAAAGTCCTGTTGGCGAGGGAGCGATACGCGAGCGAAGCCACCGGTAGTTAGCAAGCAGTCAATCCATTCGATGTTGATGTGATTGACCTGCTTGTGGTAGTGGGAGTCGAGTTCTTTCTTGGCTCGATCCAGCGCGTCAATGATTGGCACGGTGGAATCTACGGCATAGAAGCGGCTCACCGCACAGCGGTAGTTGTAGTCGAGCAGATAGAACTCTGAGCAGTAACGGCTCACATACTCGTCGGGAGTGTTGAGCTTCACCGACTTGATGCCCTTTGTGGTATCGTAGTATTGGGCGGTGAATCTTGCGAAACTGACCACTTCCTCAATGACCTCTCGCTCGGTGCACTTGGCTTGCAGGTAGTTCAGGCGGTCGAGAGCGTCTTGCGGCTCGGTCGCCAACTTGTTGTCGATGATGTATTGCAGAATCGCCCATGCCATGCTTGGCGAGAGCGTCCAATATTCAGCGTCCACGCCGTAGGTGTTGACGATTTCACTTTCTCGCACGTAAGCAGCAAGTGTGCGAAGCACATTGCGGAACTTTTCGGCACGTTTAGGTTCAGTGAGTGCCGTTTCAACGATGCGGTTGATGTCCTGGAGTGCAAACGTCTCCTCGATGCGCAGTTGCTTGTAAGGGTCAGTAGGGCTGACAGGAAGCAGCTGCGTGATGGAGTTATATTTAATCTTTTGCACGATAAGGTTCACACGCTCTGCGGTGTTCGTCAGCAAGCCACACTTGAAGGTCTTTTCAAGCTGTGCCACAAGTGCGTTCTTCGCATCGATGTTCTTTTCAAGGCGAGTGAAGAAAGCGTCGCGCTTTTTCTCCTCGCTCTCGTCGGCAAGCAGAATGAGCCGGATGATGATGTTCGTCCAGTCGGCAATCTGTTTGGGCGACTTGTCAAGATACAGCGAGAGGAAGGCTCGGTTTGCCAAGTCGGTGTTGAACGACTTGTCGGCAAAGTGGTGTTCAAGCAGGGTCATCGCCTTGTCGCTCTGCAACTCGGCGATGTGCTTACTGATGTAGTTGGCATATTGCTGTGGAATATGGTACTGCTGCATGAACGCTGCCCAGTCTTTCTCGTGGTATTCCATGTTGGCTTTGAGCAAGTCCATGAGGGGGAAGTCGCATCGTGTTTCAACTGGCGACATTTGGTTGAAGTACAACACCACCTTGTCGTTTGCCCAATCGCGATCGATAAGGTATTTGATGTTGAACCAACCACCTGTGGGAGCCAAGAAGCGGTAGCCGTCGCGCCATTGCGTTTCGGCAAGTTCTTCTCCGTTCACCCCCAGAGGGTCGAAGATGAACAGCACGTGCAGCCTCTCGTTGCGCTCAAAGTAGTTATATATCTTGTCTGCAATCATAGTCACTTGATTTTTGCTAAAATGTCGCCAAACTTGGCATAGTTGACCACAACTCCGTCGTCGAGGTCAAAGTCAATCTGACGATCGGCGACAGGGTGCAAGCGGTCGTGGTATTCCTCGCACTCGGCAAGATCCTTGCGTAGCGTGTCAAGTTTCTTGCGCTCCTGCGTATTGAGCGATGCGGCTCGCTGCTCCATGTCTGCGATGCGCTTGCGCAGGTCTTCCATGTGTGGAAGCAGGTACTTCTGACGCACGCGCTCGGCGGTGTACTTATCCATGCGGTGCATATAGACGAGGCACTGGAAAGCTCCTTTTTTTGATGAGAACAGCCAGTAGATGGGTCTGTTCTGATACATCTTCTTGTGGTCTTTCCAGAAGTCTTTGATGAAGTATTGCTCCAGCGTCTTACCGAGACATTCCTCAATGAAGTTGAGGTTTTCGACTTGTGTAAGTTCGCCAAAAACATGTCGCACGAAGTCTGCCATGCGCAGTTCGGCGTTGTCGCTGAACATACAGTCTTTCGACATCAGCGGAATAATGCCGTCATCGTCGATGACAAATTGCTCGTTGTTATATTCGTAGGGTGCGATTTCTTCGCTTGTCGCGTCGGTATGGGCGATATGAAGCCCCGGCTTGTCGAGGCGGTAACGACCCATCCAGCAACCGACGGCATAGCTGATGAGTTGCTTCATCAGCGCATCGTCATGCCAAACGATTTCGTTGTTCTCAATCGAAATCTCACCTTGTTGAAGTATAGTTACTTCATCAAGCGGCACATCGGGTGTAAGCTCGTCTTGCAAGCCATAGATGTTGATAAACTGACGATTCAGTTCTTCCTCATTGTTGTGCAATCTATGGAAATTGCGTTCCCATTTATTGTGATAAGCCCAGACGCAATGCTCAATTAGATGAGCATTAGTTGGGCATGATGTAGATAATTCTTCTGCTTCTTCTGGGTCTAGCATATCGAGGTCAGCGACGTTGCCGCCGCACCACGATTGCATTTCAAGCAACTCGTTACGCTGGAAATCCCATGAAGTTTCATGAGCATCCCAATCTCCTTTACAAATATGGATATTATTATCAACTAATTTATCAATTTGTGGAGCATTAACTTCTGGAATAGGCAAAGTCGCAATTTGACCAACTTCAAAGTTTAATGTTGGTGATATTACTTTCAAAATGTGCCTTATCGAGTTAGAGTTAACAGCACCAAGATAAAACAATCGCTTATTGTCATCGTATGGGAACAAACTAGTTCCTGCCACATCATATATAAAACCTGAAGGGAAAGCTCTAAATGCGATATTTCCTGCAGTTACTTTAGACCAACTTAAGCTTGGCTTAAAATATGTTGTTGGATTTCTTACAACAGAACCTTTATAAGCTCTAATTTCTTCACCATCATTTTGCCAATTAACAACATAATCTTGATTACCATACCATTTTCTAAATTGACCACCTTTATTGTATGGAAACCATTTTTTGAAAAAATTTTGAGCCGCTGATGCGGCATTTGGGCAACCGAAATAAATTCGGTTGCTGTCGACCTCAAACCATGAGCGGAGGAACCGAGCGTTGTCGGCTGTAGCCAACCCTTGTGTTGGCTTACAGACAGCCGACAACGCTCGGTTCCTTGTAAAGGTTTCGCGAACTGCATCGCTTACCCAATAGCCTATAGGAGAGCCTGTTATCTTTTTAAAATCATTTTGCGATATGATTGCGAATCTACCATTATCCTTTTTGGGGTAAGTATAAGGTACATTTTTATCAGCATCAAGATCTTCTATAGTGAGATAAGAATATGTACCTTTTTTGCCATTGGCTTTAGCATTTTGAATAACAGTCATTGCCGTACCAAAAGCTATACCAATTATATGCCATCCAAAATGCCCTAATGATTGAATATAAACATTATCAATTATATGACGACGGAACGCCTCAAATGAAGATAAAAACATCCAAGATTCCATCGTAATGAATGCCGTTCTGCCGCTCTTGATAGTTTTGTCAATCATCATCTCCATAAAGACGGCGAATAAGTCTTGCTTTCCTTTAGAATAATGTTCATCAACATAATCGCAAAGAGCCTTTTCCATCTTTTTCCTTCCCATATATGGAGGATTTGCGATTAGAGAAGCATATTTTTGGGAAAGAGTTAACAATACGTCGAAATATGGAAGCATTAGTTTCACTTTTGTTGGCAGCTTTTCGCCACTCTCACATTTTTCTTTCCATTCTGCAGTAATCTTGTCGATGGCAAAGCGTGTGCTGTCGCTGATGTCAAACTTCATGATTGAGCCGAGCGAGTCGCAGTTGTTGAAAACGAGTAGCGCGTTGCGCACTTCAATAATGCGGTCTGTGCTTGATGTAACGAGGTATTCTTGGATTGCTCCATCAAGCAATGAGAGATATTCCTTGTACCAACCATCGGGGTCTTCCGTTGGACTGGTTTGTATAGTTCCTAACTTGATAACTGTGAAAGGCAGATTCTCAGGCATATCAAGCACTCGTGGCATGATGTGCGCATCCTTGAAGGAAACATCTTTCTGGCAAGCTTTCAGTAGCAGGGCAAAAGTGGCGAGTTGCTTGGCTCGTGTGTCGATGTCAATGCCAGTGAGATTATATTTGAAAATGTTCTCAATGGCTTCACGGCGATTGTAGCCGTCATTGACATAGAGGTCAAGCAGCAGGTCGAAACATTCGTTGAGAATGTGCCCAGAGCCGCAAGCGAGGTCGCCCACTTTCAGCTCGGTGAGGTCGGTGATTTCCAGTTTCTCCCCTTGTTGGTCGTTCTCTACAAGATATTTCCACTTAGCTTTCAGTTCATCCTCGTAGGGGTTGTTGTCGAGATAGATACGCCCCACGGTGTTTTGCACCATGTATTTCACAATCCAGTTGGGCGTGAAAATCTGGGTGGCGGCAGGTATCTCATCTGGTACATATTTAGTGGTTTTTGCCATCACCTCATCTTTGCGCTCACTGATATAAAACTGATAGAGCCAGCCAATTAGTTCGGGCGACTTGTAATCGTCTTCGTCGATGAAAGGTGTGTTATTCAGACTGTCGAGGAAGCCATTTTCTTCGAGGATGTCGTTAGGAAGAAGCAGCTCGGTGTAGTCAGCTATTTTGCCAAAGCAGCGGTTAATAACCGGCGTGTTGTGGCAGAACGCTGTGATAAGGATGGCAAACTGCTCGGCTGTGCGCATCGGGTCGTTCAGCAATTCACGCAACCTGTCACGGTCAGCCTCCGGCATGGTGGGGAAGTTCCCTGCCTGTGCGTTGGTGAGCAGGATGGGAAGACGCACGCTTTCGCTGCGGTAGTCCAGCACGGGGTCAATCAGACCATTCTTCTGCATGATGCGGATGGCCATCAGTCGGTTGAACCATGTATAGGCAGCTTCCTCTTGCACCTCACGCAAACCTTTGGTGATGATGCGTAAGCGCAGAGCTTGCCACTTGTTAAAGAAGTCTTCTGAGACGGTCTCGCCCATAAATACTGCACCGCCCTCAAATTTTTGAGGCTGTTGCACCGCTTTGCCCTGCTTGTCAAATCCCAGTGCGAGAATGCGGTTCATCACGCCACGCTTCAGCGTGTTGCGTGCCTCGGCAGCAAATGATTTCAGTCGGGTTGTATTCATTTCTTGATAAGGATTTCCTCGTTATTATTTATGTGCTGCATCAGTTGCTCTTTGAGCGCAGCAAGATATAAGTCCACATCACGCTCGCTCTTTAGCGGCTTGGAGATGGCTGTATCAAGCTTGATGACATTTATCTGCTTTGTTTGGGGTTGTGGCTGTGGCTCAGGGCCAGGTCCAGGTTGTGGCTGTGGCTGGGGCTGACGCTTGGCGACCTCTTGGTTGATGCGCTCCACATAGGCGGTGTAGAGGTCGGAAGTGTCTTTTTTGTCGCGCAGCTGATAGAGGCTGCTGACGCCCGACTTGATTTTGAATAGCTCGTTTTCGAGGTCAGGCAGGAAGTTGGCTTCAACTTGTTTGTCGGCAGCGATAGAGCGTATTTGCTCGTAGAGCTGTTCGTAAGAAGTGCGTACCTGCCCCAGCAGTTCGTCACGCTTGGCACCGAGGCGGTTCTTCACCGATTTCATCAATCGGCGATAGTCTTGGAAGTGTGTGAACACTTCAGCATCGGTGGTTATGGCTTTCAATTCGTCGATGTCGGCTTTAGCCTCCTCGCCAAGCAGCTCGAAGTTGCTTTGGTTCGAGGTGACGAATTGCATAATGTCACGATAGCTCTCCAGTTGCTCACGTTGGAACTCCAGAATCTGCTTGCCACGATCAAAGAGCGCGGCGGCTTCGTCACGTTGAGCAATGACGGTTTCAAAGAAAGCGGCGTGCTCACGGATTTCTTTCCAGCCGTTGAAGAAGTCGAGCATACGGTCGATGTCTTCGACAAACGGATATTTGGCGATGATGGCCCGCAAATCCTTGTAGTTGCGCAGCAACGAATTAAGTTCGCTATCTTTATCATCGTGACACATACGGAACAACTCGCGAGCATCGTTGGCAGGTGCTTGCGGCTTGTTGAACACAGCCTTCCAAGCGTCCTTGAACTGTTTGATGGTCTCAGGCGAAATTGTATGAGCCATCTCCAGTGTGAAGCGGTTTTTCTCACGCACAATCTTGTCGGCCACCTCGTCGATGGTGACATTGGGATTGTTGTTGTAGGAGTAAGAGAACTTGTTGCGACGATACAACTCATTGATGATGTCGATGGTGGTAATCTCATTCCAACCATAAGGTGCTTTGGAATAGGTGGAGACCACATCGGCCACGGTGACATCACGGCCACGCAGAATGAAATTCTGAACGCTCTCCTCGGCTTCGCTCAAAGGCTTGATGGCATACTCGTTTGCATCAAGACGACGCTTGATGCGGGCGCGTAAATCTTGCGGCGTTGTCGCCAACCCCTTGCCATCGACAAGGTGTGCCATACTGAACACCGACTTGATGTGTGCTGTGATGGCTGCCTTGTAGCGAGCCTTGCCCTTGATGTCGCCAATGTCGGCTTTGCCCAGAATACGCTGCCCCGAAATGACCGGGCAGTTGTCGAGCATATCGACGAAGCGACGGCGAATTTCGTTCTCAAAAATCGCACGCTCGCGCTGGGCAAACTGTTCCACTGTCTTCCTGCGCTCTGGCGAAAGGTTCGGCTCTTTGGCAAACTTCTGTACTTGGCAGAAGTGATAGAACAAGTTGCCGAACTTCTTGTCATCGGCATATAGCTGCGTGAGGAAGAACACGAGTTTGTTGCTCGGATTGGTAAACGCAAAGCGGTTCAAGTCCGTTTCGGGCGAATTGACAACAAACTCCACCTCGATGTCGGTATTGCCGCTGGCACCGAACATCCGCTTTCCAGAAGTGGAAGCACCCACCGAGACTGAACTTGCTCCGATAGACTCTTTGTTCTGTGGAGCGAAGTAGTTGTTGATGATGGATGCTAACTGCTCTGCCATACTGTTGTTGTCGACCTGCGTGTTCTGAATGAGGCGAGAAACCTGCGTTTCTTCCTCGGTGAAGAACTCGTAGTACTCTGCGCCCTTTTCGGGCTTCACCTCACGAATAACGCTGTTTTCGATGAGATGCTCGATGACACGGCGCACATCGTCTTTCATCGTGGTTTTCGGCGTGTCGATGTCGCGCATGAGCAGGGTGACAATGTTCTCGATGGTTGCAGGGAACTGCTGCTTGTCCTGGTCATCCATGTTGCAGATCATGAACAAGACATTGACCACTCGTTGGGCAAAGTCCTTGTCACGGTCGTACTTGTTGGCGGCTTCCTCGGCATTGCGCCGTGCATTCACACCCGACGGCTGCAACGACGAGCGGAACATATCATTGAAGAACTGGTCAAACGAAATGAATGTACCCATTTCGGCTTGGCTGTTGCTCTTGGCAATGTTATGAGTGATGCGGATAACAGAACGCTCGTTGCCTTTGACCTCTTTGTTCACATAGTTCAGAGCGACAAAGTGCGAGAACACTTTGTTGATGAGTTGCAGCTGATAAGGCACGAATGGGTAGAAGCCGATGAAGCTATCCTTGTCGCGGTAGCCCTCATAGGTGGTGGGCAACTGGAACTGCGTGTCGATGGCACTGGCTGAGCGGTCGTAAAAACGGCCTAGCTCGGTTTCAGCCTCCGGCTTCTTTGCCAAGATACGCTGTTGAGCGATGTATTCGCTCTTGGTGCCTTGCAGCGATGCTTTCACCTCGAAGCGGCCCAAAATCTTTCCGAATTCATCGCTCGTCGAATTGATTTTGCAGTCGTCGAGGATTTCTTTCAGGTCTTGTTGGGCGGTGCAGGCGACCCACACTTGACCTTTGCAGCGGTCGTGCAGTTCCTTGACAATGCTTTGCAGTTGCAGGAGAAGCCGTCCGTCACCATTGATAAACTGGCTTATCTCATCCACGAAGAACACCAAACGATAGTTGGGGTTGTTTTTCGAGTTGATGTATTGGGCTATCTCATCGGCGAAATTATTCACGCTGATTTCGACGGTACGATTGATGATTGCCTGACGTGCAGCGTCCACAGTGAATGTGGGGCAAATGTCATGGGCAAGTTCAAGGGGGATGTCAAGCTCGGTGGCAGCAAGCTCACTGGCATTGGTCTCCCACTCAAAGCCGAACTCATCATAGAGGCGGCGTTTGAACTCGTCAAACTTCCCTTGTTTGTCGAGGTATTTCTCCAGATATTGTGCGAGGTGTATGTTGAACTTGTTGTAGCCGCGCATGGCGTTAAACTCTTTCCACAAAACCTCGGTGATGATGCGTGAACCGTCGGAGTTGGCGTTGTAGGAGGAACCGATGTTGAACATTATCGTTTCGACCTGCGCTTTTTTGCCAAACCAGTCGGTCAAAGCACGAATGTCGCTGGGCACCCAGTTCACATCGTCTTTGAACGCATCATACTGCGCTGCGGCGGTCTCGAAGCGCATCAGCGCGTCTTCGCTATGTGAGGGTGACATGCAATAGTCAAGGTACTTCAAGAAGTGAGACTTACCCGAACCATAGTAGCCGCTAATCCAGATGCCGCTATGACTGCCTGTGTTTGCACGGATGTTAGTCAGTACGGCATAGAGGTTTTTCAGTATGTCTTTGGTAAACACATACTCATCAATCTCGACCTTGACGGTCTCGCTGTCGAGCTGCGTTGCCGAGACAGCAGGATTGACCTTGCGGTTTATATCTTTGAGATAGATGTCTTGTAGTTTCATATAGCTTGGTGTTTGATTATTCGTTTACTAAAAGAATTGAACGATATGAGTGCTGGTCTTGGAGCGTGTCGAACAACACGAATGAGTTGCCGTCGCGATGCCCCGGATAGAAAAGAATGATTTTGTTTTTCTGCGTTTCGTTGAACTCCTCGTACGCTGTGAGGAATTCATTCGACCGCAAATATGGATACATTTTTCCGATACCGCAAACAAAAACATAAGGATGTTGTAAGTGTTGGTTCTCTTCGGACAGTTTTATAATCTTCTCATGCACATACTTTAAAAATTCACGTCGATGCGCATTGTCAGTTAGCATGGTGGCAACGCCTTGCGACTTGCCTTCCTCTTTTTCCTTTTCGAGAACATAATGCAGCTTTGAGCGGTACTTGTTTCCGAAAGGCTGGCTATCGAGATACTCGCAGAAGGTATCGAAAAGGTCAAGCATAATGACATCGATATATGATGTGGGCCGCACAAGATTTTTCTTGAAATCTTGAAGTTGTGCCCGCATCTCATATTCCTTATCAGCAGGGTATTGGTAGATGTAATAGTTGTAGAATAAACTATTATCATTCTCTTGGAACTCCTTGCTGTTGAGTTTGTCGTACAGCTCACGAATTGTCATCGAACTCATAGCAGGTTACTTTTAATATTATCAATTTCATACTGTTGGAGCAGACAAGCCTCCAAAAACCAAGTGTCGCCGCTACGTACATAGTATTCGTAATCGCTATCGTTTAGCAAAAGCGGTGAAAGCACATTGCTTTTCGGGTCAAGCATACCTGCTTGGCGCAATATGGTAAGGTAGGCGCTGATGCACTTGCGGCGTGTCGCGTCGCTCCAACTATTCACAAACTCGTCTTGCCCTGCAATCTCAAAGAACTGCATGTCAAGGTCGGCAGATGTCAATTCTTTAGTTACCGAGAAGAATTTCTGCCTTGTGACATTGAAATGAAAGTCAAAAGCCAGGCGGTAAGTGTTGAGTATTACATATAGCAGAGCTGCCCGTTGTGCCGGCTCGTCAAGAGTGATGTACCACGTCCAGAATGGTCGTGGGACAGCAGCGTATCTGCGTTTGAACTCAGCAACAAATCGTTTCCTCGATGTGAGTGAGTTCACCATAATGAGTTTATTCTGTTCGATTTCTTCCCTCATTAGTTCTTCTGCGTTGGCATCCATGAGCAAGGGCAAACACCTGTTCATTTCATAGAACATAAAGGTGCAACCCGTAAGTGCCGCGCTATAAGGACTGTCAATTACATTTCTTGCCATAGTTTTTAAGCACAAACTCCATCGTAGTGCCAGAAAGCCGACCTAAAGCTTGTATCACTACAATGGAGTCCGTTAAATTTATATGTTATTACTGCCAAGCAGTTAATGGTCTTTACTGGGCGTATAAGATTTGAAAAATCTTATAGTAGAGAATGCAAAGGTACAAAAAAAATTATAATGTAGCCCTTAAAGCCAAAGAAAATACGAGATTTTTTTGCGTTAAGAAAATTGTGCGGCCATTTATAGGGAAAAAAGTGGCTGTGTTGTCATGGATTACATAAAAAGCGTGAGCCAAATTCCAGTGTTGAAGGCCTTAGGACGGTGCCCGCAAAAACAGAATAATGGCCCACGCTATAAAGCGAGCCATTATACCATTCGTTTTTGCTAATTGAAAGTGTCCTAAGTTTTCAACGACTAAACGGCATAATGTCTAATGGATTCCCTCGATGTTTGTCAAACAACGGAGTTTGACACTGCAAAAGTACACATATTTTTTGGATATGAGGTGCTTTGCTGACAAAAAACAATCATCGGAGAGGGTCACCACAATGCAGCACGAGCCGACGGCGGATTTCAAACCCGCAAGGCTCGAGCAATGAGGGATAGAGAATTGGCTCCCAGTTCTCATTGAGATCTGTGTCAATTTCTCCGTGGAAGTTGAAGCATCGGCGGCGGTTGCCGCAAGCGAGTGTGAGCAGCTTGAACTTTTTCAGCTCACCGTTCTCATCCAGGACACAAGAAGCAAGTGTGCCAAAGATGTCGAGAGTAATCTTGCCAACACGAATGATTGTGTTGAACAATCTTTCGTTGACAGGCAATTCCAGTTCTTCGCCCCAGTCCATTGGCTCGGCGAACTCATGAAGGTAGAACACTGGGATAGCATCCAACAAATGCTCAAAGAGGTAATCCTCGTAAGCATTGCTTGGCATGGCAAGCGGATGGTCAAAAATCCGTGGGCGAACCACACGGAACACAGACCCTTCCTGCTCCATGCACCAAAAGGAAGTGGTGGCGTAGGGATGATCAACGACCTCAATCCAGCCGAGGAAAGCGCCATTAGGCAGCATGTCCTCCGAAGGGATGTTGCCGTACACTTGATGGTTGTGGGTTTCCATCAGCCACTCAACGGGCAGCCCGGGTTCAGACACTTGCTCATCCGTCGCATAGACGAAAAAGCGTTGACGGTTCGCGATAGGGTGCGATTTGAGACGCACAGCAGGAATAGCTCCAGTAAGCATGAGAGCGGCGACCTGCTTGGGCAATTTGATTAGATTTTTCATAATCAAAAAACACAAATAGTTAAGTTGTCCTTGGCACTATTGCCAACGACACCATCGATTGAATGGTACGACAACTATCTGTGCGAACCCATCTTATAGTTCACTAAAAGATAGATGATTTGTGGTTTTTGTCGTATTTTATATATGTCTTAATTAGTTGTTTGTATAATGCTGTTAATTAGTTGGTTAAGTTTGTTGGTAATTCTAAGTCAAAGTATATTGACTATTACCACCACGCAAAAATACAAAAAACTATTGAAAATGAAGTAACGAGCTGCTTTATAATGGCAATTATTAGAGAACACCGCTTGAATTGAAGCCGAAAGTGTCACGGTAAGGGAACTTTTCGCACCCGATGTAGAGCGTGTCGAAAGCGTCGGTGCCGTCGGTGCGGTGTTCGAGCAGGTTTTCCTCGTTCTCTGCGAGTTTCTCGCCGCCCTTATCCTTTCGGAAGCCATTGCGCCCACGGACTACTCCTGCCGTTTGAATGGCAAGGATTAGGTCATCGTTGTTTTGGCGGTTGAACATCGGCATGAGCCGTTGTTTGCCGGCAAAGCCCTGGTTGATGAGCAGGTACTTCTCATCATGGCGCATGGGGTTACCGAGGTTGACATCCTCGACCTGCCAGCCGTGCCTCTCGAACTCATGGCACACCACCCAGTGGAAGTCCTGCTCGTTGACGGCATAGTTGCCGCCGAGAGCTGTGCTGTCGTAGTAGTAAACCACGACCTTGCATTGGTGGTGTGCGTAGTAGCGGCAGAAATCATCAATGAGCGCAGGTATCTTGCGCTCGAACTTGGTGTAGAAGGACTTGATCACGTTCAGCCGTCTTTCTGTAGGCTGACCCGCCACAATCCAGTTGATGTTGGCGTTGTAGTCCATCCCGATGCAGATTGGGGCATAAGGGTTCAAGTCCTTGTCGGCCCGGCAGTCGAGTTGGCTTTCACTGAAGTCATAGCCGAGCGAGTCGAGATATTCGAAGTCGCTGGCGTTGTATTTGTGCGCCTCACGCATCGACGAATAGAAACCGTCTTTGGCGATTCCTATTCGTTGGCAAAGAATTGACGTTTGGAAAGTCTTTGGCGTGAGGTCACGTTTCATCTGCTTGATGTACGATTCACCGAGGAGTTGCAGGTTCTCTATCGAGGAGTACTCCTTGTAGTAGACCGCAACAGATCGCATCTTATTGAGATTGGTGTCAAGCTGGCGCAGTTGTCTGCGCAAGTGTTTCGGGATCTCCATGCCAGCGTCATTGAGTTCCCGAATACGCTGCTTGACTTTCCAAATCTCATAGATGGTGCCCTTAATCGTTTCGATAAGGTCAACATCCATCTTATCTTGATAATTGAGAAACCAGCTACCTTTTTGTGTCTGCGGCATATCGCTCAAAATCAGTATTGAGTGATTGAAAGAGTGATGTCCGAAATAGGACTTGATGCCGCCATTGGCAGGGAGCGTCTCATCCTTGAGGCGTTCATAATCGATGAACTTTGCCTCGTCGATGAGGAGCCACGAAAGCGTAAGCGAGTTGGAGCTACCTGCCCGGTCTTGCGAAATGATGATGGCGCAAGAGCCGTTGTAGAAGGTGATGACGTGCTCGTATTCGGCTGGCTCAATGATGGGCTTGCCGAAGGATTTGGGCGGTCGCCGTCCAATCACATAATGCACGCCTTTGATATAACCCCAGCGCTTCCAAGCTGCCAACAAGCCCGGAATGGTGTTCGTCAATCCGTGCTTGTAGGTGGGCACGACGATGCCGCCTGTGGAGCCAGGCATCCGTTGCATATTGCGCAGCACAAACGGCGAGGCGATTGAGTCGGTCTTGCCGGTACGTCGTCCAGCCACGATGACGGTGGTATTGGCCCCGATGAGTTGGGTGAGGCGTTGCGGCGCGTTAAAGTATATCTTCTTCGTCGAATTGTTCGTCATCATAGTGATCATTATCTCCAAATAATGATTTTTCCTCAATGTCAGCTTCTTCAAACTCGATGTCCTCGATGTCAATGTTCTCGGCTTGGTATTTATGGAGCAGTTCTTGAATACGCTCCTGCAAGCGAGGCATCGGCTTGATGCCGAGGACAGAGGGGTCATCAGTGGCTGTGAATGGTTGCACCACAATCAGGTCGTAGGGGACTGCTTGCTCGTCTTCAAGGTCAACACGGTTGAACTTGGCATAAGACGATGCAGCTTTCTCCATCGTTTTCGTGTCCTTGCGTTTCTTCGCCATCTGAAATGTCTCGAGTATCATTTCGTTGTAACGATAGCGATGGAAATCACGGCTTGCTTGCGACAGGTGCGGCAGTATCGCCTTGACAATGGCAAGGTCTGAATAAGCAAGGACTTTGCTGATTGAGAAACGGCTGACAGCATTCTCCACGAACTGACGGTCTTTAGCGTCAGGATTGGAGAGAAACCAGTTGTATTCCTCACGAATACGAAGAACGCGGTCAGCGATAGCATCGGGGTATCGCAACCGCAGTTCGTCTTCAGCCGTAAACAAGTCAGTACGGCAAACCTCGAGTGTGTTGTGCTGGGCCATAGTTACTCATCGTCTTCCATGTCAAGGAGATTGCGGTGAGTGTTCTCGATGGCGAGCGGTGAGCCAACTTGCGCCAGCATCATTTCTTGATGCAGGAGTTTCACTTTCGAAGCGGCTTTGCCTCGTCGATAGTGCTGGCTCACCTCGCTGCATTGGTCAGCGATGTCCTCGCGGAGAACTTCGGCAGGAATGCCGAGAATCACCGCCATGTCCGATATTTTGAGGTAGATTGAAGCGAACTGCTCAATCTGCTTCAGTTGTTCTTCAGTATAGGTCATTGGGCAAGTCTTTGAGCAAACAGGTCGTTCAAAGGAACGGAATGATTGCGGATTAAATCTAGTATCTGAGCGTGGAGCGTGGCGAACAGTTCAGGGTCAGTAGTGACCACGGCACTCTCCGAGCGGTTGCCTCGCGTGAGATTCTGCGATGTGATGATGCTGACCACTTCGCCGCGCTCGCTCTTGACCAGCAGCACCTTGCTGTGGTTGTCCGCAAGGTAGGTGGTGGAGATTACCTGCGTGATGAACGCCCACAGCTTGAGCGTCTTGTTGGTGGCCTTGTGGTCGAGCACGAGGTTGAAGCGAGTGACGAGGCCGGACTTCTCGATGAAGAACAATCGGCGAATGAATTCCTCACTGATTGAGAACGATGTCTGCCACACCTCGGACTTGCCGAGTTGTTGCAGCACCCAGTCGAGCACGTCCGCCACCTGCAAGGCGTTGGAGAGATAAGCCTGATACGGTTTCTCACGTATCGGCTTCAAGGAATCCTCTATAGACGCACTGCGTTTCATAGGAAAACACTACTTTTGTGCCAATTTCCGAGATTTCAAAGAGTCAAAACCAAAGCGTAGCAATGTTTTTGACGGCTACGATGCTCAAAGGATTCCCAAATCTTTGAGTTCGGCGGCGAGCTTGTCGGTTGGATTGATAACCTTGCCGTAAAGCGCGAGGATCTGAGCTTTCAGTTCCTCGCTTGGCTTTTTAGCGTAGCGACCTTTTGCAAGGTTTATCAATCGGACAGCCTTTCGGCTTTCCTCGCGAGCGTCAGCCGTCATGACCGCCTCACCGTCTGAGCCGGTGTAGTGGTCATAGGCTTCCCAATTCGAGTGCAGCCTTTTGTCGAGAGCGATAAGTTCCTTGAGGAACGGGTATCGCTCACTGTCGGGGCATGGTGCCTTTTCGAGAGAGAGCGATCTCAACTTCAAGTGGAGTTCGCGCATCTTCTGCACGATGCCCAGGTTTTCGACATAGAGGGCCTGAATCTCGTCGGGCAGCTGGTCATGGTCGTCACGCTTGCCCTGCTTGAAACTCTCGCCGGTGTTAGGCGTGAGTTTTTTGGCGATGACATCGACCTGCTGCTGCATCTCCTCGACCTGCTCATGGGTCAGCTTCTGCAAGCGGAAGTTGAGCCGTTTCTGCAACTGGTACTCGATGAACTGGGCGTTCCGCTTCGGGTTCGCCATCAGATTTCGGTACTGGATTTGGTTGCCAGTGAGTCTGAGCAGGAGCAATGCGCCCTGGGCATTGTCACGCTGCTCCGCTGGCAGGTTGAGCCAATCTTGTATCTGCTGTGTAAATTTTGCGTCCATATTTTCTATTTAGTTGAACTACAACTTGTTATTCACATTCGTCACCCAAAAAAGGTTTTTGCCGAGGGGCTGGAGCAGTCTGCGCATCGCCGCCAATGTCTGCCCGGTTGTCACAAAGTCATCATAGACTATGATGTTAGGCTCTTTAGGCAGCACATTGAGTTCAAAAACCGCGTTCACCCGCTGCTTTGTGTGGCAAAATGCCACATCCTCGTAGAACGGAATCTCCAGCATTTGCGCAAGTCTCTCGCTGATTAGCGTCGCAAAGTTCTTGACCTTGTGGCGGCGTTTCGGCGAAGTGCAGATGCACCAATCACCCTCTTTGAGGTTGTAGCCGAGCATCTCCTTGATGACCGGGCAAATGCTCTTGGCAAAAAACTCCACCATATCGGGGTCTCCCTTGATGTCGGTGAGTGTGCGTCCA